CTTTAAAGTTATCAATCCTCGCCGATGTTGATGATCTAAAAAAGAAGTTAGGCGAAGCCGACAAGGCTGTCGAAACTAACTCAAGTCGAATTGCAGATTTTGGAAAGAAGGCTGCTGCTGCATTTGCGGTCGCTGCTGCTGCTGCCGTTGCCTATGCTAGCAAATTAGCCATTGATGGGGTCAAGAGTGCGATAGAGGATGAGCAGGCACAGTTAAGGTTAGCCAATGCTCTAAGACAAGCCACAGGGGCAACAGATGCCCAAATAGCGGCAACTGAGGACATGATCCTTCAGACTAGCCTTGCAACTGGCGTTGCCGATGACCAGCTTCGTCCGGCGTTACAGAGGTTGGCGGTTTCGACAAAATCAACTGAGGAAGCTCAAAAATTATTGACCCTTGCTTTAGATATTAGCAAAGCATCAGGTAAAGATTTAGAAACTGTTACAAATGCTTTAGGTAGAGCGCAAGATGGAAATGTTACTTCACTTGGTCGATTAGGTCTTGGTTTATCAAAGGCTGAATTATCTACTTTAACATTTACTGAGGTTCAACAGAAACTTGCTGATCTTTATGGTGGCGCAGCAGCTACAAATGCTGAAACCTTTCAAGGAAAGATCGATCGTTTAAAAGTAGGATTTGATGAAGCTAAAGAATCACTTGGCACAGCATTACTTCCAACAGTTGAGCAGTTTATTACATTTTTAAATGAAACAGGCATTCCAAGTCTAAATGCTTTTATTGCAGGATTAACTGGAGCAGGTGGATTAAATCAAGGATTTACTGAAACTCAAAGAAATGCAGAATCTTTTGGCAGAGCAATTAGTGTCGTGGCTGGAATTATTTCAGGATTTATTACATTCTTGCGTGAGGCAATTGGTTTAGTCGTATCGCTTGCTAATGAGTTAATCAGAGTTGTAAATATAATTCCTGGTGTAAATGTAGGATCAATTCCTAATCCAGCACCATCAGCCGGCAGATCATCAGTTCCTAAAGTACCAACACCAAGCGGATCAACTTTTGGTGGTTATGGTATGGGTCAAATCAATAACATTACAGTTAATGCAATCGATGGCGAAGGTGCTGCAAGAGCTGTTGCCAAAACATTAAATGCTCAATCTGCTAGAAGTGTCAGCGCATTAAGGGATAGATAATGTCAGCATTTACACCAGACTGGAAATTAACTGTCGGTGGGGTTGATTATACTGACATAGCAATATCCGATGTTGAGCATACTGCTGGGCGCACAGATATTTACCAACAGGCGCTTCCTTCATATATGCAAATTAGTTTTGTCGCTTTATCAGGTCAAACTTTACCTTTTGACATAAATGATTCATTTGATTTACAGGTAAAAAACTCAAGTGGATCTTATGTAAGTTTGTTTGGCGGAGATTTAACAGATGTAACTGTTGAAGTAGGTGCTACTGGATCAGCAGCTACAGTTATTCAATATACCCTTTTAGCTATGGGTTCATTAACAAAATTAACCAAAGAAATTTGGGATGACAACATTTCTCAAGATGAAGATGGTAACCAAATCTATGAGATTCTTTCTAGCGTATTACTTGGCACTTGGAATGATGTGCCAGCAGCTTCAACATGGGCAACTTACAATGCAACCGAAACATGGGCAAATGCAGTCAATCTAGGACTTGGCGAAATAGATCAGCCTGGTCTTTACACTATGAGTTCCCAATCAAATGTTACCGACACCATTTACAATGTCATTTCAGATATTGCAACTTCAGCCTTTGGATATATTTATGAGGACAATACCGGAAATATAGGTTATGCAGATGCAGACCATAGGCAGAATTATCTTTTAGTCAATGGCTATGTTGAACTAGATGCTCGCCATGCGTTAGGCGCTGGCTTATCTACAATTATGAGATCAGCAGATGTTCGCAATGATATTTATATCAATTATGGCAACAATTACAATTCACAGGTTGATGCCACAGATGCCGCTTCAATTGCCTTATATGGCTACAAAGCCGAAACGATCAATTCTAGGATTCATGGTGCGGTGGATGCTCAGGCTATTGCTGATCGCTATATCGACCAAAGAGCCTACCCACAGCCAGCATTCCAATCCATTACATTCCCAATAACTAATTCAGAAATTGATAACGCTGATCGTGATGATCTGTTAGGCGTATTTATGGGAATGCCGGTTGATATTAGAAATCTGCCAAGCCAAATATCAGGTGGCACATTTCAAGGTTATGTTGAGGGCTGGTCATGGAGCACGCGATTTAATGAGCTGTTTTTAACAATCAATGTTTCACCAACTGCATTCAGCCAAGTGGCGATGCGTTGGAATACCACGCCAATAACAGAGGCTTGGAACACAATCGACCCAAGTTTGACTTGGGAATACGCTACAATAGTCGCATAAGAAAAGGATAAAATGGCAACCACTACCAATTATGGCTGGAGCACTCCCGACGATGTTTCGTTGGTTAAGGACGGTGCATCTGCGATTCGAACACTTGGATCATCAATTGATACAACGACAAAAAATCTTAATCCATCAACAACTCTTGGCGATGTTGAATATCGTTCATCAACAGCAAACACAAACACAAGACTTGGAATTGGAACAACTGGACAAGTTTTAACTGTTGCAGGTGGTGTGCCAAGTTGGGCAACTCCTTCAAGCGGAAGTTTGACTTTATTATCAACAACTACTTTGTCTGGTGCAACAACTACTATTTCAGGCATAAGCGGTAGTTACAATAATTTGCTTATGTTTATTTATGGAGTTACGAATGCAACTGCCAGCAGCAGATTTAATGTAACTCCAAACAATGTTGCAAATGCCTATTTTGTCAATAATGCAACTGGAACAGCATTAAATTTAAACAATGGTGATATTGAATTATCAGGAACTGGTGGCACAAATGGGCCATTATTAACCGATGCTGACAATGTTTGGACTGTGCAAATTGATAATTATGCAAGTTCTACTGCAAGAAAATCTTTTCAAGTTTATGGACAATATATGAATGCAGCAAGCACAAGACGAGCATTTTTTAGTAACGGAGGATTGACTGCCACCACAGCAATAACATCTTTAGTGTTTTACAATAATGGCGGCGATTTATCAACAGGAACAGTCCTACTTTATGGAGTAAAATAATGAGCAGACCAACTATCCGAATACATGATATTGAAACTAACGAAGTTATTGATCGAGAAATGACAGTTGCTGAATTTAAAATTTATGAAGCAAATCAAAAGCAACAGGAAAAACTTATAGTTGAAGCAGAAGCAAAAGAAACCGCGAAATCAGCAATTCTTGATCGCATTGGTTTAACTGCTGATGAACTTAAAACGATACTTGGCTAATGAAGCCTTGGTTATCTAAAGCTGCTGAAACTTTTCGGGATCAGGTAAATGACTGCTTCCCTGATCGCAAGCGCACATCTGATGGATGGATTGGTGATGCTCGCCATTCAGCCAGAGTCAGTCAGCACAACCCAAATGAACAGGGTGAGGTATGTGCCATCGACATTGACGCTCGCCTATCTGACCAAGAAGGGCTTAGTTTCGATTTGGCAGATCAGGTTCGACTCGCAGCAAAAAAGGATAAGCGTATTTATTATGTGATCCACGCTGGCAAAATTGCTAGTGCTAGATCATTATGGAAGTTTAGAAAATATACTGGAATTAATCCCCATCACAAGCACATTCATATTTCTTTTAAACCAAATCAAAATGGCAAGAAGTTCGACATCCCACTACTGAAAGGTAACTAATGAAAATCACCGATAAACAAAAGGCAGTCCTAAAGTCTTACTTTCGTGGAGTGTTAGTTTCATTCTTAACATTCTTAGCAAGTAATGAACTTGGATTAGATCCAGTTGTATCTGTAGTAATTGCAGCCCTAGCAGGGCCAGCAGCTAGAGCATTAGATAAAACCGAGGGTGAGTTTGGTGTTGGTTCTGAAAAATGACACCGAACGAATTAGTCGCATTTGGCGTTGGCGTAATAAGTATCGCAAGCGCTTTATTGCTGGCTCTACGATGGGTTATTAAAAGTTTCCTAATTGAACTGCGCCCGAATTCTGGCAGCTCGATCAAGGATGCCATTAACCGAATAGATGATAGAAGTTCACGACTAGAAGCGCGTGTTGATGAACTGTTTGCATTAATTAGTAAGCGATAATTTCTGCTATGGCGAACACACGAAAACGCACACCACGCAAAAAGGTTAATCGGAGAGTAGTTCGCCAAACTCCTGAACCATTATCAAAACTAGATCAATTCTATATTGCAAA